ACAGGTATCGTCGGCAGCTCCGGAGCGTCATCCGCGTCCGTCAGGCCGTCCTCAACCTTATTAGCCTCTGCAAGCAGGCTGTTGATCTCATCTTCACCGAAGCCGGTCAGGTCCAGATTGAACCCTTCGCCCAACAGCTCCTCGACCTCAATAGCCAGCAGCTCCTGATCCCAGCCGGCATTGAGAGCCAGCTTGTTATCAGCAATCACATAAGCACGCTTTTGCGCGTCGGTCAGATGCCCCAGCGTAATGGTCGGCACTCTATCGGCTCCCAGCCGTTGTGCTGCCATCAAGCGTCCGTGTCCCGCAATGATCGTCCCAGACTCATCGATCAGGATCGGATTGGTCCAGCCAAACTCTTTGATGCTTGCTGCTACCTGCGCAACCTGCTCGTCGCTATGCGTGCGGCTGTTGCGTGCAAAAGGCGTGACCTGAGCGACACTCAGCCACTCAACCTGAATATCATCCACAAAAAAAGCGCCCCTTCGGCGCAATTGTTCACTCTTGCAAAGAAGATATCAGATTCGTCCCCGCATAGCAAGTATGCGCATAATTGCTTGCATTATTTACTGTCAGGCATATTATCAGCATAAATGCTCATGAGGAGGTTTGCATGAAAGAAGACATAAAATTCTGGATAGAGCAGATCGTTACTTCGATTCTGTTCTTTGGCCTGATGGTGGCTTTGTACGTCTTGCTGGTCGTCATGTTTCCTGACCCTACGGTGTGGTGATGATCTGCCCTGAGTGTGATGGCGACGGACAGCGCTGGTACGAGGTAAAGCGCTATGGCGGCCCGCCCGGTGCTTACAGCCCTTTTGAAGATGTTTTTATGACTTGTGAACGGTGCGATGGCACCGGCGAAGTCCGATGTGAGGAGGAAGATGATGAGTCGTGAAGAAACCATCAAGGAACAGAAATACCAAGCCTTCAGTAAAGGCTTTCATAACATCGTTAAAATGGACAACAAGCGGGACCAATTTGATCTGCTTTTTGCCATGCGGATGAACATTGAAATAGAAAACGATCCGTATTTTGAGCCGGTAAAGATGAAGGTCGACGCTGTTTTAACGTATCAAGGGTTGAGCCTGTTTCAGATGGGCGGCCATGATCTGCGTGATGATGACATTATGGGTTACTGCTCACATTGCATCGACGTGCTGATCGAGGAGATTTCCTATATCCGATATTGCGGCGGCGATATGGACCGCGTGTTTGAAATCTGGATTAACAAGATCGACGAGATGGAGGAAGAGTTGCATCAGAAGGGAGAGGCATGCTTGCCGCCCCAAGTTCAGGAGAGACGTCGCAAAGCTAAGGACGGCGATCATGCAGGCGCTTAAACGCGTCTTCTAGGCTATCCAGAGCCATCCGTAATATTTCGGTCGCAGCCTTCGGGTTGCGGCCATTTCTTTTAGCCCACTCCGGTGCAGAGTAGTCGTACAACACCACATCCTGCACGCAGCCAAACATCTCCGACCCCATCAGCCACTTCAGCTTAAAAAAATCCATCAACGCATTGGCGCCTCTATCGCTTTGAGCGGCGGTGCCTGTCGGCAATGCGTCTAAGCTGCCTGTTACCTTCTGCGCCTGCCCTGCGGCCCTATAGAGCGCCAGCAACCGCTCGGCAGTAACGTGCTGGTGCGGCTGTATATGCCGGTGCTTCAAATAATAGTCGATCCATAGCTGATCGGTGACCCGCGTCCGCTTCTTGCCTGCCTTAGCCGTCTCGACCTTTTCGACGGTATGGTGCTGGAGAAACTCATCCGTAGGTGTGAGTTGGTTTGGGTCGCTCATCAATCCACCCTTTCTTCAGGACGTAGTGCCAGAGATGCGGGACGTACTGGAGCGTGCGGTTCCGCATCATTTCGTTCTGCATGATCTCCCGCTCAAATTCCTCTTTGCTTTCCGGCAGCCAATTGCGTGAGCCAACCGGCGGCTTCAAACTTGTGGCCTCCTCCGTTAAATCGTCATCCCAGCGGCCCTGCTGTAACCACGTCGTCGGATGCACAATGAAGCGGGCAGGCGTGCCATCCGCCTTCACCTTCTTCGCATATCGCACTATCCCCTGCTTCAGCGTGTCAGCATCAACGTTCTTGCGCGCTACTTTGAAGGCTTCCAATGCTGCCTTCTTCCCCACCTTCTTCGGGACAGCCCCCCAGAAGTCTTCAAATGCAGATTTGATGGAGTCTTTTTGTTCACTATCGTTAATTACTGTTTGGGGGACATCTGGTGTCATGACCCCCATGACATCTGATGTCATGACCCCCATGACACCGGTGTCATGATGACAGGATGTCATGGTAGGCAAATAATACTGATTTGTCTGGCTCGGACTCCGAACCGTTGCGACCAGTTTCATCTCTTCCAGCATGGCTATTTTCCGGCTGACGGTACGGCGGGTGCAATCCGCCATATCAGCTAGCCGCTCAACCGAAGGCCATGCATAGCCACGATCCTCGTTGTATTTATCTGCAATTCCAATGAGGACCAGCTTGGCTGTCGGGTCGGACAGCTTTTGTCTAAATGCCCACTCAATCGCTTTGATGCTCATTTAAGTCTCCCAGTTTCAATAATGCATCCTTCGGTATAAAAAAAGCCGGCCCGTGCCCGCCGTGATCCTGTAGCCACTCCTTTCGTTTTGCGTCCTCCGATTTGATCCAACCCCAGACCCGATAGTCCGGAGACCTACCTGTAACCAATATGAACACCCGACCATTAGGATCGGTGTCGCGTATGATCAAGTCGTGTTCGTGGTTCAGCCGCGTCCTTACCTCCCAGCCGGTAGAGTCCAGATCGCCCTGACGTTTGAAGGTGTTGATTGAGCCGCCCCAATATTTGCCCATTGCCTTAGCCACAGCGACCTCACCGCAGGCGCCTTCGATATGGTTCTGCCAATGGTGCAGGTTGCCCATCTTGCTTTCATAGCCGCGCTTCAGGGCAGCAATATGACGCAAGCAGGCTGCGTTGGACGCCATCGCCAGCTCGTAGTCGGTAAGCGTGATCTCAATCATTTGACAGTACCATGCTCCGACAGGCCGGAGCGCTTATGTTTGAAGTCATTGAGGTTTGCGCAGCGGAGGCAGATGCGGTGGCCGGCGTGGTAGCTTTCAAACATCCGCCCGCAATGCAGGCAACGACGCTTTCTTGTGCGGTGATCTTTTCTGGCATAATGGCTGCCATTAGGAGGGGGGCTGGCCATCGTGTTTTCCCGCCAGCAAATCAAAAAAATCGCCCATGTCGAGGACGACCAGCTCTCTTTTGTTATCGGCCTTTATAACGAGCGCATCGTTATCAGCCATCCAATCATAAATTTGTTTGAAGCCGGCGGCTCGGCACTTCACCTCAAGCACCCAATCCTCCCCGCTCTTAGCTTTGACGACGACGTCTCCTTTGATGCTTGCCCCTCCGGACAGCGGGACACGGTAAGCTGCCACGCCGTGATCGAGGGCCTTCAGCCTGACATTGTTTTCTGTCCGGTAGCCCTTATCGCGCTGGCTCTTCCCCATCAGCCAAAAACGACCTTCTTAACGCTCTGCCAAAATGAGGCAGGCTCCGAAATCGCAGGCTGATCACCGCGCCGTTTCGCATGAATCTTTTTCAACAAAGCGGAGTGAGCAGCACGGCGCTCTGGCGACCACTTAACACGACGTCGGTCAATTTTCTTTTGCATTATCTATTGCTCCTTGCACGATCCAATCTTCGACAGAAACTTCGCCTTTACTGAGTGCGTGTATTTGCATGATGCGCCGGCCTGATGGGACGGATCGTCCATAAATCCATTTATGCACCGTCGCCTGACAAACCCCGCAGGCCTTTGCGAAATCGCTCTGCGACATCTGCTGGGACACTAGATATTGATTAAGTTTCATCGGAAGCCACAACATGCGGTTGGTTACTATAGCGCATATTTGCGCATCTATGAGGTGGCGTCAACCGTTACAATTAAATAACTAGCAATTCTGCGTGTTTAGGCGCACTAGTATATGCCTATTAGTAAAGCAAGGAGTTAAATGCTATGCAAATGCAAGAAACATTTGAGGCGCGGATAGGGCGCCGGAGAAACGGACAAAACGCACCTCCGATAACAAGTTTTTCTTACAAACACTGGTGGAACAAGAAACTGGCGTTGTGCGGCACCACATCGCCTCCCGGAGAAAAACTATGGAATATCCTAACAACTTAAGACGGCTGCGCGATGCGCGTCGTTTGACCCAAGCCGACGTCGCTGAAGCACTCGGCATCAATCAGGCTGAATATAGCCGCATAGAGAAAGGCCGACGAAGGGTCGGCACGCACTTAGAGAAGCTGGCAGAGATACTTGCCTGCGAAGACGCTGAGATACTAGCGCCGGATCAATACAGCGGCGCGGTAGAACAGCCGCACGACATACCGCTCTATGCCCTTCCAGAGATCGACGGAGAGAGCATCCGCTTCGATCTAGCTATGACCAGCCGGCTACCCAAGCCGTCCTGCACGGTAGGGCTACGCTCATTTGCAATGCTATGTAACGGCAACGTGATGGCACCG